TGACGGTTTTACAGCGGTTACACCAGCGGTACACCATGCTGCGGGCGAACCGAGAGCGTATTGAACTACTAAAGGAAGCTAAACGACCATGACTACGAAACGATATCCTCGCACCCTGGAAGAAGCCTTCGGCCCCTACGCCCGAGGCGGCATCTATGAGCAGCCCGCCGAGTTGGGCTTGGCCGATAAGATCATCAGCGCAATTGCTGGCGTGATCTTGTTCGGTCTGCTGATCGCAATCTGCGGAGGTTGGCTGTGAACGGCCCGTACTTTGAGTCGTGGGAACACGAGAACTTGGTAAAGTTTGCCAAGGAAGCCTACGCCAAGCTCCAGAAGCAGGAAGAGGAGCTGCAACGCCTGCGAAACCAGTGGCCATTTCCTGAGCGCAAGAACTACCCAAGCGACATGCCGGAGGCACTGCTATGAGCCTCGACGCAATGAAGCAGGCGCTGGAGGCGCTTGAGCCATACGCACGACAGGTAGTCGAGAAGGGCGACGATTATGAAATCGCCAAATGCGATCCAAAAGTGGATGCCGCCATCACCGCCCTGCGCCTCGCCATTGAGCAGGCCGAGAAGCAGGATCAGATCGCAGTAATCGAGCAAGAAGCACTCAAGAAAATTCACGCCATTGAAGATGCGATTCGCCGCAAGGTCTACAACCTCCCGCCCGCAGCACCTGAGCAGGCCGAGCGGCAGGAGCCGGTGGCGTGGATGCATTGGCTGCACGGCCCGGTGCGTCTATTTATGAACAAGGACGAAGCCATGATGGAGCTTGCGCGTCTTAACCGCGAATACCCGGTTGATGACAACGCCCGTCAGATGCGCCCTCTCTACACCGCCCCGCCCCAGCGCCAGCCGCTGACGGAGGAGGAGAAGGCCAAGCTCTGCAAGCAATTCCCGGACACGTTGACTTTCAACGCAATCCACGCCATCGAGCGCGCCCACGGGATCGGGGGTGAGCATGACTGAGCAACCCGACGCCCTGCGGCTGGCAGATGAGCTTGACGCCTACCACACGCGGTCATGCCACAAAGAAGCCGCCGCCGAACTGCGCCGCCTGCACATGGAGAACGAGCGGCTGACCGCTGCACTCATCAACATCTGCGCTAAGTGCCGAGGAAACGAGTGGGGGCCGGATACGCCACGAAAAGAAATTCTTGCGTGGTTCCATGACTACGCTGCGAAGGAGATGGAATGACCCGCGACGACATCATCCGCATGGCGAAACAACTGTTGTGCGCCATTAGAGGCCACGGAGGAATAACGCAAATTGGCGTAAGCACAACGTGGAGATGCAAGCGTTGCGGGAAGGCGGTGCAACTGTGACCCGCGACGACATCATCCGAATGGCGCGGGAGGCTTGCGATGCCGACAAGGTGGACGCATGGCACAGCGGGTTCTGGACGTTGACGCAGGAAGAACTTGAGAAGTTCGCCGCCCTTGTCGCCGCAGCCGAGCGTGAGGCGTGTGCGAAGTTGTGTGAGGAAGAAGCCTTTGTTGAGCAATGGAAGGGTCTTGCAGAGGCCGCAAAGCGCATCCGCGCAAGGGGGCAGCAATGCTAATCATCGTCTTCACCCTCCTCATCCTCGTCGTTTCCATGCTCATCGCCATCCCGCTGGCGCTGGACGAAGAGCTGCGTGAGAACGTAACCTTCTGGGGCGTCCCCACTTTGGCGGGCGTTGTCATCTATTTCCTGCTTGCATGAAGAATCACCGAGAAGTCGCCGTGCGCGCATTGCTGCGCGGCAGCCCCGACGGGCTTACCGTCGAGATGATCGCCGACAAAGTCAAGACCGACAAAACCCACGTCGGGCGCATCCTCAAACGGATGCCCGACGCCTACATCGACCGCTGGTCGCCCAGCCCCGCAGGCCACCGGTGGTGGCGCGCCATCTGGTGCGTCGTCACACCACCCGATAACTGTCCTAGACCCGAAAGCAAGAAATGAAATGTAAGTGCCCACCCAACAGCCCGTTCCACTGGAAGGACAACCCAAGGCCCTCGATCTTCGCCAAAGATAACGGGGTGCTACTATCCATGCGCCAAAGCGAGGTCGTTGAGAACGCTCGCCAACAAGGCCGTGACATCGGCCACATCCCTGGCGTCAGCACCAAGATTCGCGTCTTCCACTACTACTCCCGCGCATGATAGACTACGCCTACCCCTGCATGATGGCCGAGAAGGCCCTCAAAGACCTCCACAACGCTGCCATCGAAGGGCGGCTTGACGATGCGGCAGAGCACGCCCTGGTAGCCATTGCCGAAGCACGACTGGTCTATCAGGCGCTACAGCATATGTCCTCCACCTCTGGCCCCGGCGCAAGCGCGGTGCGCCATGTGGGGGACTTCTCTCAAGAACGCAGCAGCTCCAGCCAGAGCAGGCCGACGTTGGCCCACGCGTAACCGCTATACACGATGGCCATTGGCATGTCGCCTCGAAAGAGGTAGACCGCCATCGCGGCGGCGTAGCAGATTGTTGGCACCAGCACAAACCAGAAGGCCGGGCTCATAGCTTGCTCACGTCGATCACCTGTCCCCGAAACTGGATAAAGCCAGGCGCCATCGCGTGGACCAGCTCGGGCCAAAGAAGGCGAGAATTATGGAATGTGAGCACGGCAAATCCGGAACGCCAGTTCGTCGGATTGTCCTCTAGGTAGTCCACAAACTGCGGGCCGCTGGGATCGGCCAGCGTTCCGGTGTCCACGCCAAACCGCTCACCGTTGTAGTCAGAAAACGGCGTCACCTTGAGCGAATGCAGGTGGCCCGTCACGATGGTCTTGCCCGAGTTGACGGTATTGTTGTGCGTCGCGTGAATGCCGCCCTTCATGCGGTGCTTGACGACGACATCCTCGGTCGGCCAGCAGCTCCAGCATGGGATCCAAGACGGGAAGTGATCCTTGAGCTTGAACCCGCCCACGGCCATGAACTCCGGGACCGTGTTGGCTAGGCGGTTCTCAAAGCGAGCGTCGTGGTTGCCCAGCGTCCAGACGAGCTTTGCCTTCTTGGCGGCGTCCTCGATCTCGCCCAGATACATCTCGCAGGCTTTGAGTTCTTGGACCACGCTGGGCTTGGAGTCCCAGCCGATCCGAGGGTGGCGGCTGATCGCGGCGCCGTCAAACGCATCGCCGTTATTGATCACAGCTTTGGGCTTAAGCTCGTTAATCGCCCACAAAAGGCCTTTAAACGCGGTCGTGCGGATGCCCGGCCAGAAATGCGCGTCGCTGAAGACAAGCACCGTACCATTTTCGATACCCAAGTGATGCCGCGCCGAGTGCTCGTAACCGCTCTGGCGCAAAGGGTTGGTGCGGGCGTCTGCGGCGTGCAGCGGTCTGTTGTACTTGGCTTCAATGGTGCGTCGGCGCGTATGCACCTTACGCTCGTTCATTCCCGTGAGTCTTGCGATCTTGGCGGCAGACTTGTGCGTCTCCCACAGCTCAATAAACTCTTCGTCAGTCAGCAGCGTTGCCATATGCACTTCCTAATACGCGCTCAAGCACGTTGATCACGCGGTGCTCCGCGCTATCGAGCTGTTCAGGGGTCGCCTTGGGGTCTTGCGCCGCCTGGATCAGCTCATACAGAAAGACGTGCAGCGTCTCGTGCAACGCCGTCTGCGAAAGCGATACCGCCGTGATCTCCTCGGCGCCAAAGTCGCCCAGCCGGTAAATCGCCAGTCGGCTGGGGCTATCGCACTCGACTGACGCCATGGCACCGCGAGCGGACTTGATGCCCCGCTCCATGCGCCAGTCGTGCAGGTTCAGGACGTGTTGCCAATAGCGGATAAACCCATCGAAGTCCTTGGCTTGCTGCTCGTTGGGTTTGTTGGCCATATCACACCATTTTCAGCGCGGCTTCTTTCACTTCAGTGACACGACGGCCCCAGCCCTTGCCGAAGATCTCCCAAGTCGGGAGCGACTGCATGAACGCCAGCCGTGTCTCTTGGTACTTTTCGATGATGTTCTTGGCGTCCATGGCGCCCACTTTGGCGAGCGTGCCAGCGCCGATTGCGCCATCGGGCACTGCGCCTACGGCGGTTTGCAGCCACTTGGCGGCGCGGCCTGGGCCTGAGTTGATGGCGGCGTCAAAGACAGCGTAATCTACGCCTGTGGGCAGATCATCGCCGCGAATCTTATCCCAGTACTTCGTTTTGTACATCGGGCCAACGGTCTCAGGCGTCAGGGCACGCATGGCCTTCTCGTCCACTTCATGGCCAACCCATTCTTCCCAGACGCGCTTGGTCACGCCCAGGTTGGTCATGCCGCCGGGGTCTTTGGGGTGGTTGACGAAGCCGCCCTCGTGGTGGAGGATGGCTTTGAGCGCTTGGTCGAAGTTCTCTTTCATTTCTTAGCCTTCATGTCGATGATCTTTTCCAGCGTACGTCCACCAAAGTAGAACGACATGATAAGCATGCCCCACTGACCTAGCAATTCGACGTAACGCTCGTTGGTGTCCATGTCAAAGGCGCTCATCATCGCAAAGATGAAATAGCCCGCCAAGATGAAGATCAGCGTCATCGGGCGGATGTTCTTGGACAGCCACGAGTCGCTGTTCATATCCGCCTGTAAGCGTTCTGTCAGGTTGTTCTGCTCGGTCTCGTAGAGCTTGGTGTCGTTAGCCATTTTGGCTAGCTCACCGTCTTGAGCCATCTTGGCGAGTTCGGCCTGGGCCTTGGCTTTGGCCTCGGGGTCGGGGATGAGCTTATCGACGAGCTTGCCGCCGACTTCAAGTAGTGCTGCTAGGGGTAGCATCTTTCTTTTCCTCTTTCGGTTCAGGTTCTTCCGGCGGCGCCTTGCTGTTCAGGATGTCCTTGCCCTTGATGGCCAGCAGCGTCGCCAGGCTGCCCAGGATGTACTTGCTCATGTCCGACAGCAGGAAGAAAAACTGCTTGTCAGCGGGAGCGATGCCGCTCATCGGCTGGGTCACGAAAACCAGCGAATAGAGCGAGAAGAACACCATCCCCATGACGGTGAGGGCGAAGACGATGCCGATGATGAACCGCAGGATGGAGTCGAGCTGCTCGGGGCTGTATCTCACTTCTCGTTCTCCATCTTCATGTCGGTTGGCTTATTGAGTTGGTCAGGGCAGACGCCGTTGATGGCGCACAGCGGGCGCTGGCACTCGGGGACGTTCCAGTTCTTGGGGCTTTGGCACTCGTAGCGAAACCGCTCCTCGCACCCGGCTAGGAGCAGCGCTAGGGCGAGGAGGGTAAGCCGCATCAGTTGACTTCAGCGGCTCGGCTGAGTTCTTCCGGAGACATGATCAGCGCGCCGCCCAGTAATCCGGTGCTGTACGTAGACGCTTGGGGCGGGGGCGTTGTGCCAGACAAAAGACCCGACACAGCACGCTGCGCTGCCCGTTGACGTTGGGCTGCAAGCAGTTTATCTGCGCCGTAACCCGCTGCCATAATCGGACCGCTCACCATCAGCGATTCGGGGCTGACGACGCCGCCGCCCACCACGCCGCCTGCGATAAGCTGGCTGCGCTCAGGGTTAAAGCGGGCGATCAGCGACAGCAGCGGGTCAAGCGAGCCGCCTTTAGCCACGGCTTTGATGGCGTTTTGTTCAGCATCGTTGAACAGGCGCATCTTGTTCTTGTCCGCCGCCAGATTGATGAACCCGCGCCGGATCAGTTCGCTTTCGGATGCCGTCGGGGCCATGGCCCGAGCTTCGGCGGTGTTCAAGATATCGTCCAGCATGTTGGCGCGGCTCAGATTGCGCCAATCTTTGCGTGCGCTCGACAGCGTCTTGACCGCTTCATCCAGTTTGCCAGCGCCCGCCGTCACGTCTTTGGGCGTCAGACGGGCAACAAAGTCGTCAATCTCGTTGACCATAACGCCAGCAAGGCGCTGGATGTTGCGGTCTTGGTTGCTCTTGAGGTCGTTGGCAAGCTGGCGCAGTTGGCTAACTTCGTCAAAGCTAACCGGGCCGCGCGACACGACGGAATTGATCTTGTCCAGCGCCACTTTGACGGGCGGCGCATTTTCGGGAAGATAGCGGGCGTCCTCCAGCCTCTTGGCTAGACCGGTCGCCAGCGACTGGCCTGCGGGTTGGTTGAGCTGAATGCCCGCATCGGTCACAGCGGTGTAGGAGCGCTCCGCGCGGCGGCGCACGTCTTCCATCGTCATGACCGGCTGTTTGGTAGCCGTCAAACGCCCCGCCAGATCGCCAGCAGCTTTTCCAGCCACACCGCCCGCTAGCAAACCTGCTACCACAGCGCCCAGGTCGCTACCGGTGATTTCTTTGGTGACTTCAGCCGCAGGTTGCGCCGCCACACCGCCCGCCGCTGCCGCAGGCAGTTGACGGGCCAAATCCTGGCCAAAAGCAGCGGGGGCCATACGCGCTAATCCGGCCGTCGAGGTCAGCGCTTGCGTACCTACTTGAGCGGCGCGCTCTGCGCCCGTCTCAGGAACCGGCAGACCCATTTGCGTCAGCATTTGGCTTTCCCGTTGGGAGGCCAAAGGCATGCGGCTAGGCGAGCCGACAAGGTTAGCGCCCACGTTGTAAGCGCCGCTCAAAAAGTCCAGCGCAGCCGTAGCCGGTGCGGTGAACCCCTGATACGCAGCGCGTGCGGTAAGCCCGGCCTGCCGCGCCAATTCCTGGCCCATGCTGCGCCCTTCAGGAACAGGGGCAGCAGGCGCGGTGGGCGCTGGGAGCGCAGCCTCACCCAAGCTGGATTTGATGCGCGCGATAGCCTGTTCGTTGGTCAGGCCATCGGGCAGCTCATAGGAGACGCCTTTGTACTCGTAGACAGTTGGCATGGTCAGTCCAGTTTGATGGGGTTCTGAGGGGTGCCTTTAGGCGCAGCAGCGCCGCCATAGTAAGGTTCGACGCCTTGCGACTTACGGCGGCTGTCCACACGCGCTTGCGCTTTCTCGCGAGCGCTTTGCGTAGCTTTGTTAAAGTTCGTGAGCGCTTCCAGCGTAGTTTGCGTGTCGTACTTGCCAAACGCCGCGATCAATTCGTTGGCAAAACGCAACACGTCCTTGTCGGTCTGTACGCCCTTGGCCGCATCCGTCTTCAAGTTGGTCGCTTCTTGGACAGCGCGCTGCAGTGCAGCAAAAGATCGGCTCTCAGGCGTAGAATTGCCCGACGCATTGCGTGCCAAATACCCCGCGTTCTTGGCCGGGCCAAGCTCTAGCGGCGGCTTTTTAGTCACAGGGTCAGGCGTCAATAGCTGGAGCGGTGCCTTGAGCGACTCTTCGCGCATTGCCAGCGAGTCGATCAGTTCCAAGTCCTTGCCTTCTTCCTTTTGCAACGACGGCGCCAGCATCGCTTTTTCGGGCTTCTTAAGCGACGCCACCAATTCAGCGACTTGCTTGCGCCCTTCAATTTGGAGCTGCGCAATCTCTCTTGCAGTTGCGCCACGCTCCCGCGCAGCTTCGATCTTCGCTTCGTTTTGGAGACGGGCGGCTTCAACGCGCGCTTCACGATCCAGACGCGCGCGCTCATCTGCGGCAGTGCGGGCCGCTTCTCGGTCGGCAGAAGCCTGCAAAGTGGCCAGCACTTTTTCGGGCGGGCCGAACTTAGACACTACACCAAGAATTTGTTCTTGCGTCGGTGCCGCGCCCAGTTTGCCCAGCTCCTCGCGCAGTTTGTCTTCTTGCTCAAGGCTAAGTTCCGCGCGCCGCGCCTCTGCGGCGGTTTTGCGCAGGGTCTGCGCCTTCACCAGCGCATTGCGGGCGGTGTCCGCCAGCATTGCAGCGCCTTGAGAATCTCCCGACTGCGTCAGCATCCGAACGGCAGATTGAATAGACGCGGGGTCGTTGAAATCAATCTGACGGGCGATAGACTGCCGGTTGCTGATCATCTGCAATTGCGGATCAGTACCGCCCAGCGCGCCAGCCAGTTGGTAAGCGCCGCGACCGATGTTGAACTCGGCGCGTTGCATGGGGTTGAGCTGCGCCAGAGCCAGCGCACGCTCGTCAGCCGCAGCAGCTTGGCGCTGCTGGTACATCTCTGGCGTCACGCCGAACAGGGATTGGACGATATCGGTTGCCATTGTCGGTCCTTACATCGGGAGAGTGCCGAGCTGGTTCAGCGAATACCCAGCGTAATTAGGCGCGTTCAAGTCAACAGTCGGGGTGAACAGATTTCCAAGCCCCCGCACCGCCGCCGGGTTAGACGTAAACGAAGCCAGCGCGGTAGCAAACGGGTTGTAGGCGTTCGCGCCGTACATTGACTGCGCAGCGCCCATGCCGCCACCATACAAGGCGTTTGAGCCCGTCGGGTTGGCGATCCGACCGCCCAGAGCCGACCCCAGCTCCAGCGGCTGCTGGCCAAGCTGCTCCAGGCCCGTCGCACCGCCCAGATAGGCTTGATAGGGCGCCAGCGCGCCGACTTGGCCACGGCCGTACAGATCGAACATCTGAGCGCCGGTGCCAAACAGGCCCGTGCCAAACGCCAGTTGACGCTGCCCGGCTTCTTGAGCCTGCGCGGCCAATTGAGCGTCTTGCTGTGCGATGGCGTTGTAATAAGCCTCCAGCTCGGGGTTAGCTGCGCGAAGACCTTCGCCGCCGCCAGGGCGCAAGCCGGTTCCACCAACAGCCAGACCACTACGGCCCGTCTGGAACAGGCGGTTTTGCAGTTGCGCCATCTGGCGCTCACGGCTGGGGGCCAGCAAGTCTTGCTGGCTTGCCATGTACTTGGCCGCAACCTGCTCGGGCGTCTCGGCCAGATATTGCTCACCCAGGCCGAAAAGACGGGTTCCAGCACCGGTCAGCGGAGCGAACTGCGCGGGAGCCATCTCGGCCTGGGTCAGACCCTGGCCAGCCAGTCCCAGCAGGCGCTCTTGCATGCCCGCGAACTCAGGGCGCAGCTCGTAGCCAGCGCCAGTGACGCGCCCCTCGGGACCGTACTGAAACTGCGACTGTCCAAAGCGCGTCGTGATGCCTACCGGGCGAAAGCGCGACTCTTCAGCGGCAATCTGCGCGGCTTTAATCTGCGCGTCGGCTTGCGCTTGAGCAGCTCGTCGGGCAGAACTACCTCCGAGCAAACCGCCAAGAATCTGGCCCCCTGCAATAATCGCTGCTGGCATATCAAGCTCCAATCAAAACTTCATCCACCTTGGCCGGATCTTTCTCGTCCGTCGCGTGGATACAAAACCAAACACAATCCGTAAGCGCTTTCACACCGTGCGTCACGCCTGCTTTGATCTCAATGCAAGCAGGCGCTTCCACAATCTCAACGTCATCACCCTTCATCACGGCCACTTTGCCTTTAGCCAAAATTGACAAATGGCTGAAGTCGTGCACGTGCTTCAAGATAGCGACGCCAGCGGAAAACATAGTTTCCTTGGCGTACAGGCCATCGCTGAAGTGATGGGTGATCATGCAGTCCGCTTCCACATATATACAGTGATGTACGGCTGGTAGTTGGCGTTGGTGCCAGACGAGCCAGTCGTGCTGTTCGCCACGCTGATACCAGTCGTCTCGCTGCTGCTACGACCAATCGTGGCGTCAGTAGACGTGCCCGCCAGAATATAGCTCTCGCTATTGCTCGCCCACGCATTGGCGGCGATCTGATTGGACGCCGTTACCGACGTATTCGGGAATACAGAACTGATAGCGACATCTGCCGCCAGTTCGTGACGGTGACCGCTATCAGTCACGGTAGCCGTGTGGGTGTGGCTGACCGTAGTCGCGTCCGCGCTACCGCCAGTCTCTTCTGCGGTGTCAAACAGCGCGTTGCTTGAGTCAAAACCAACCATAACCCGACCCGCGCCGAATGCCGTCCAGGTGCCAAACCCTAGCAACGTGCCGGGGTTGGTAGAGACTACCGCTGTGTAAATTGCACCTACGGGAAACAGCGCGGCTTTGACGGCTGTAATCGCAGCGTCAACGTAAGCGGTCGTAGAGATCTGCGTGCTGTTGTTGCCAGCAGACGCCGTAGGCGCAGCAGGCGTCCCGGTAAACGTCGGCGATGCCAGGTCGGCCTTCGTCGCTACAGCGATAGCGATGTTGGCGAACTCGGTGTTGATCTCCGTGCCCTTGACGATCTTGAGCGGATCGCCAGAGGACAGGTTGTCCTTGGTCGCAAAGTTCGTGCTCTGAACGTAGTTACTCATGATACTTTGCCCTCTTTAGCTTGGATCTCGATCTTCTGGATCGACATAGAAGCGCCGTTGATGTTGGATTCGTAGCCGGTCTGCACAACCTTGCCGCTGCCGCTGGCCGGGGTCTGGAGTTGTTGCAGTGCAACACCATCCGCGTACTGTGCCACCGGAACGCCGTTCGCGCCATACTCAGCAATGCCATATTCCGACTCGCCCTGAGTCGGGATCGACATGTTGGCCGACAGGTAGTTAGACGAGAAGTCAAAGCCCCACTTAGCCGTGACGTACTGGTTAGAGCCGCCAATCACAATGACCTTCAGGCGCTTCAAGATCGAAGTGACGTTTTGATTGCCAAGGTCAGCGTGGTTCGTGAAGTACTGCATCCGGTACGCAGACGTGTAGTCTTGGTAGCCGAAGTACTTGCCGACGTAGCCCGTCTTGCCGATCAGCACATCGCCGTTCTTGCGCGCAAGCAGCGCGGTCGGCTCAATCGAGTCCCAGGTCGTGACGCGAAACGATCCATCTTGCAACTGCACGCGGGTGTCAAAGCAATACACCTCTTTGACCGATGGCAGCGTCAGCAGGTAGAAGGCTTCCTTCTCCGAATAGACCGATTTGACGTTCGCCAGCGTCTCGCCGCTGATGATGTTCATCAGGTCGCTGCGGACGTTTTTGGACAAGTCGCCCAGCGGGGCAGACTTCTCCACAATCGTACGAGCAAACGAGCGCACGCCGGAGTTGGACAGGAACAGCACGTCCTTGCCCGTGTTCTGGATCGAATCGCGGGCGATGCAGCCGATGCCGCCCACCGTGTCGTACAGCGTGATCGACGCAGGTGTAGTCGCACCCGAGTACACCAGAATCTGGCGCGAACCGAAGATGATCAGGAAGTTGTTGTGCGCCGCAAGACCGGTAATGTTGTCCGCGCCACTGGGCCAGACGCGATTGATGTCTAGCGTGCCAGAGGTGCCGCCAGTCCAGATGTGCCCGGCCAGAATATCCGAGAACGATACGGTCGTGTTGTCCGTCGTCGTGTCGGCCACCCACAGACGACCGTAAGCCGAGATAACGATGTTGCCAGACGGCACGGTGCCAGCGTAGCCCGTTTTCTCGCTCACGCGGCGATACGTCGTGGTGCTAACAGCCGGGTCATAGATCAGCGGATCGTGGCCTTCTTGGAAGAAGTACATGATGCCGTTGAGCGCCGCGCAGGACCAGTTGCTGGCGCTGATCGTCGGGGCTGTACCCCCGCCCCCGTAGGTCAGCTCGACCACAGCGTTGGAGCCGTCCAGTTTGAACAGCTTGTTATTGCCAGCGAATAGTACCGTGGCGGTGCCGTCCGTCTGTATTAGCTCGGCTATAACACCAATGGGGTTGGACCCCAGGTTGCCCGAGCTGGAATTAACGCGAGTCCACCCTTTGCGCGAGCCGATGCGGCCATACTGATCGATGATGCAGTTGTTGGCGACCAGGGCAAAGCCAGCATTCAGATCAAGAGGCGAGTCTTGAGTGTTCAGGCCGTAAAAGCCCGGCGCTGAAATGCTGTAGGTGGAAATCGGCTCGCTCATACGGCTTCAAATCCGTCGTAGTCAGGAAAGCGCGAGGCTTCCAAAGCGATGTAGTCAGCCAGCATCAGACGATACAG